GCCGACCGTATTACCCTCGGTCGAGATAGCAGTCGCGATCAAGATAAGACCGCGGATATTACTTACAATATCTTTTACCATAAATAAAAACCCTCCAGAGGGTCGAGTAAAAAAGGAGGAGAGAGGGTTAACTCTCTCCGGGTTCTGTTAATTAACCGCCCACTCCAGACATACGGAGACGGTTCCAGCTATCGTAAGAGGTAACATCGCCGCCTGTCCGTTTTGTAGTGTAAAACAGGACGTAAGGCTTATTAGTATACATATCGCGAATAACCCGGAAGCCTGTCCGGTCGACGATAGTATAACCCTCGAAAAAGTCACCATAAGCGACGGCGAGAGCGTCTTCGGCGACTTGTGGCATATCGTTACAAAAGACGACGCCTTTACCTAACAGGATCCGCTCGTCGCGATCGCGTAGGAACTCCGTCGACATAATGTACTCGCCGTTTCCAGTGGCTTTAAGAGTGATAACGTCGCCGAAAGTCGCTCGGTTCATTAACCAGACGGCGCGAGCTTGATACTCCTCCTTAATGCCGTTCTGTAACAGTTTCATGTCGTCGCCTTCGATAGCCGCTCCGATCGACGCGAGGGTCTGGATCTTGCCGCGTTGATAGGTTCCGTAAGAGTCCGCATCCGCATAAGCGAGAAGACCCTTCGGTTTTAATGCGCCATTACCTAACATAAACGCCGTATTCTCGTCGCGAGAAAGGCGAGCGGTAACTTTACCAGACAGCCACGACTCGACGTCGATACCCGCGTCGTCTAAGAACTTTTGGGTCGCTCGAGGTTGAGCAAAAAGCTCGTGAGCTTCGATAATCAGCTTTCCGACTTGCGGAGTATCTGTAATCGAACGAGGATCCACTTCGCCGACCCAACCGCCGGAGCCCGCTTCGTTGTCGTCGATTAAAAGTTCGACAGAGTCGCTCGCGATCGTCATAACGCTACAAACGGAACGGAGAGGAGACGTCTCGAATATGCGTTTAATCATACGAGAAGACACTTCCGGACGGATCATATAGCCGCCCGCCGGGTTATTACCCGCGAGCATATCTTTTGTCTGGATAGAGATCTCCTCCGCCGACAAGCCGCGGAAGTTCTTTTCGATCATACCGCGAACGCACTCCTCGGAGATCTTCGCGTCGATCTCGTAACCCTTGCGGAGATAGCGGGTAAACTCGTCGCCGTACTGTTTAAACTCGTCGACGACGCCGTCCGCACCGTTCGCACCTACACCGCGAGCGATTCGTTTCTGTAGATCCTTTACCAGAGCCTCGACCGCGGCACGTTCCCCGGCTTCCGCCTGTCTTGCTTTCTGGACTTCCTCCAGATTATCGCCGATCGACTTTACAAGATCTTGTAAGCCTTCGTGCGCCTTAACTTGATTCCCGAGGATCTTGTGTTCTTTCTGGACAGTCTCGATACCTGTCGCGATGAGATCCAGTTTTTCGGCGATTTGCTTGTCCATTATTAGGACTCCTATCTTATACGATTAAGGGAGCTCTCGATCCTTGCAGAAAAGAGCTTTTCGTTTATGCGGTCTAACTTTAACCCGATCTCTGTCTCTAAGGAAGCGTCCTCTCGACCTCCCTTCTCCTTATCTTCGCCGCCGGACTCCTCGCGAGCCGCCGTCGACTTAATTCTCGATATTAAAATCTTCCGACCCTCGGAGGATATCCCGAGGAGCTTTAACAAGTCTTCCACGTCCGACAGAGAATCGCAAGCCTCGCAGATAGTCGAGTCGACGCTTTTTTTACCGAACGGAGACTCGAGGTCGAGCTTTTTATAATACCTCTCGACAGTCGCTATCGCGTCCGACTTCTCCGCGTCCGACATAGCCGGACAAGGACGAGCCCCTACCAGAGCCGCCGCCGCCGAAAAGATCCCGCGAGGAACCGCGACGAGAGCTCCGTCGACGACGTCCGCGATCTGGAGAGAGTAAGCCTCGAACGAGCCGGACTTCGTAAGATCCAGCGAGAGGAAGGCGTCCCGGTATGATTCGGACGGAGCGTCGCTCGACCCGGTAAACTCTTTAACCCTCGCGCAAGCCTTCGACATATCCCACGGCGTCGAACGATCGGCGAGAGGAAGCTCTCCGAGACTTGCCGCGGATTTTACAGACTGGACTCGGGCTCCCGGGTTCATTGGTTCGGATACGAGAGAGATCTCCCATAATTCGACCTCTTTTATCAGTCGGAGGACGCGATCGCCTTCTCTCTGGTAGTCGACAGACTCCCGGCTCGGGATAGAGAACCCGATCGACATATCTGTCAGGACGTCTTGCTTCGCAAGAGCGTAAGCCTCCCGTCCTCGCTGGACTTCGAGGTTAATCTCGCCGCGGACGAACAATCCTTCCGGGGTCTCTTTTGCGAACTCGATCGGGAAGCCTCCGATAAGCTCTCCATTTTGATGCTGGAGGAGCATACGAACGGGACGACCTTCCGCGGAGTGACGGTTTAACGTATTCGCGAACGCTCCCGGGACGATAATATCGTCGCCGCGGTCGAGCTCATAAGTCGAGGCGAGACCCTCGATAATTCCTACCGGGACTCCGTTCCGGACGTTCTCTTTCGTCTCGGTCTGTTTAAAGCGACAGGATTTTTCGTAACGCTTGCCGATTACTAGATCCATTACAGACCCTCCTCGATAACTTCTCCGGAGTATTCGGATTTTAAATACTCCCTCGTATTCGTATCTTCGACCGGAGTCCCGTCGTCCTCGTATCCTGTCGACGTAGTCGTTACAGTCATCGGATCCGAAACGATATCGAACGAGCTCGGGTCGTCATAATCAAAAGGGACAGCGAGACCGCCGGGAGGGTTCTCGAGAGCCGTAAATCTAACTTTAACCATAAAGTCCCCGTTATTTTATCGCGAAGGTTAAATCGGTCGCTACTGGATCCTGCGTTCCGTTCGTCGATCTTAAAACGACCGCGAAAGTATCATTAAGGACAGCCGCGATCGGAGCCGAAAAAGATATCGTCTGTTTTGAGCTCGCCCCGATAATAGCAGACCCGACATAATTAACGCCGCCGTCCGAGAAAAGGACGCCATTTTTAAAAAGGGAGATCTCGTAAGTATTCGCGGTTAGTATCGCCGGGTTACTTAATGAGACCGAGACGTCGCATACTCCATTAAAAGCATCTTTTCCGATATAGCGAAGCGTCGATCCGGACGGTCTATCGAATCGAGAGGAAGACGAAGCGAGAACGCTTGTCCCTGCTACAATAACCCATAAGTTAACCGCGGTTATATCGGTTATCGTCGCATTACTACGGATCGCAAGAGCCCCGACCGGAGAAGTATTCGCGATCCCAGAGTTACCGGAGAAAGTCCAGTTAATCGAGGTCGCGGTAACTCCAGAGATAAAAGGAGATCCGGTCTTCGCTCCGTTTCCGAAGATAACCCCGACCGGAGCCGAACCCTCGACAGCCGAAAACATAGCCGCCGCCGCCTCGTTATAACAGGAGCCGAGGAGAATCGAGGTAAAGTTCCCGATAATCTCGAACTGGACTCCGGTATTACCGAACCCGGAACGCATACCGCGGAAGACAAGTCGACCGCCGTTAACCCCGGTAAACTGGAGACCCGCTCCAGACAAAAAGTTAATACAGTCGAGGAAGTATATCTCGGAGTTACCGTCTGTCGAATCGATCGCTCCGAGAGCTTGCGAGGATAGGACGCACCCGGAGACAGTAAAGACGCCCGGACTTTTTACGTTAAATAAACGACCCGTCCCGGAAAAAGCGTCGAGAACAAGGTTCGAGACCTGTCCGACCTTTCCTGTCCCGGTTCCATTGTCTCCGCTATTGATAAGAGCGACAGCCCCCGCGGAGGCGTCGAGGATAAGAGAGTCCGTCGTTAAAGACTGCGTTAACCCGAGAACGACCGCTCCGTCCTCGAAGTGTATCGGGAAGTTAACCGTAACCGCTCCGTTAATTAACCAGACGGATCCAGCCGGGAGAATTATCTTTCCTCCGACCGGGTCTGGAAAGGCGTTTCCGAGAGGCTGTCCGGGTTTAACGACTGTAAAATTATTATATTTAAGCTCGACCGAGTCGACGAAGTCCCGCATATTGAACGGGACAATCTGTCCGATATTGTTATCGGGAAAGGAGGCGAGTAATTGAGCCTTATTAAGCGTCGACATATTTAACCCTCGAGATCTATTACTTTACCGCTCTCTCGGTTAATTAACAATATCGAGCGATCCTTCCGGGATAATCCCGATATCCGAGTTCGCCGTCCGAACTCTCTCGAGCTTCCCGTCGATAAAGTATATCGCGGAGCATCGACAGTTTATCGTATTCCCGAGCGTCGCTCCGAGAGAAGTGTCCCCGGGATACATTAACCGCTCGCCGTGAACCGAGAACGCCTCCTCGAACGGTCTCCTCTGGAGATCCGCGAGGACGTGAGAGGGTCGAACCTTCTCGTCGCCTTGAGTATGCCACTCCTTAACCCGGTCGAGCTCCGAGACCCTGCTATCGTCCGCGAGAGGGCGAATCGACTCGTCGAGAGTATCCGCCTCGATATCCTTCGCTCCCTCCGCCGCGTTTTGGATCTCTGTCGTCGCGATTAACTGTCCACGATAAAGCGAGGAGTCCCGGAAGACCTGTCCCGCTCTCGCTCCGATTGCTACCCGGGAGACAGGAACCAGAGAATCGGACGCCTCCGCGACAGCGACGGCGACCGCTCGGTCGATCTCTTTTTGATTCGTCTCGGTTATATACCCGGCTCGCTTCGGAACCTCTGTATCTGTAAAGGCTCGTAGACGCTTGTCTCGTTTATGCTGATATTCCGCGATTCTCTCGTCTACCGAGATCGATCGGTTAAAGGCGAGGAGCTCGAACATACGACGGAGAAACGACGACTCCTTTCCCGGCTTCGCCGCGAGAAGATCCCTCGACTGTACCGTCCCGAACTCCTTTTCCGCTCTCCTGTAAGACGGGAGAAGTATTCCCTCGAAGTCGTCTTTATAGGTTCCAGCGTCGAAGACCGCTCCGGTCGCGCCATAAGTTAAGGCGAGATCCCGGGACAGGTTACGGAGGAGCTCCCGAGTCTTGATCGCGAGAGGCTTCTCGAGCTTTAACTTTTTCGCGAGATCCTCCTCCGCGAGAGCTTGCCGTTCCTCGACTGTAGACATTAAAGAGAGGCTCCGAATAGATAATCGACGATCGGCTCGCAGAATAACAAGGAAAGGAGAGCGAAGATAACGATAATCGAATCTCGTAACATTACGACCACTCCTCCTTATACTCCTCGAGGATTCTACTGTAATCCTCGTCCCGGAGCTTCCTCTCCAGCCATAAAGCCCGACGACCCCGGCGATCGTATACCTCGAACTCGAGCTCCTCGTCTTCCTCGGGATAACAGTCTTCCCACGCTCCCCACGTTCGCCCGGGAGATCCCGGAGAGTAGGATACGACTTTTATCTTACAAGGGATCCCGCTTACTCTTGAGTCAAACATTACAGACCCTCCTCGACGAACAAGCGATCGACGATCTTATAACCCTTCGGGATCTCGACCATTGCGTAATAAGCCTCCGGAACCCCGTCGTAAATATAACGACAAGCCGCGAGAATAAAAAAAGACTCCATATCGACGCATAGCATTAGAGAGCCCTCCGAGGAGACGACTTAAGATAACGGATCTCGACAAGACCGACGGAGGCGTTAAGCGTAGCGATCGCGGAGATCGCAGTCGGAGCGATACAGGAGAACGACTCGATCGAGCCGTCCTTAACGTAGCGGAAAAGGTAACTTTTCATTTTTTGCGCTTCCTTTTGTTTAACCCGGAGGAGCCTATCTCCATCCGTTAGAGATATCTTAATTCCTACTTTTGAGAATGTAAAGCGAAAAGGATAAAATAATCGCCGGGGAGAGTCCATCCTCCCGGACTTGTCTTCCGTCGTCTCCGGACGGGATCGATATCTTACTCCTCGGAAGGGATATCCGCCGGGTCGATAACCCGAATATCCGCGACGCCGTTTATATAACCGCCGTCTCCGTTCTTTACGAGACAGAGGATCGAATCCATATTCTCGCCTTCGATCATAGTATCGAAGGAAGTCCGAAGGATATCTCCCGAGCCTAACTTACAGACGACCTCGTCGTTCTCCGCGGTAATAACGTCCGCGATAAGGATCGAGATCTCGTCTCCAGCGACGCGGATCGGTTTTTTTGTCCAGATGATAGCCTGTTGCATAAAATTAACTCCTTTTTCCAGATTAAGAGAGACCGAAGTCCCTCGCCATTAACTCGACCTCCGTATCCGAGAAGGCTCGAGAGCCGTCGGGACGGACGATCGTCTTACAGTGAGAGCGGAAGTTATCCAGAGAGCGAGCCTTCTCCGCATTATCCGGAGAGGGAAGGTTATCGGACGTAAAAGCGTCCGACTCGACCGGGACGACGCCGGACGGCTTGTAAACACTGTCTCCGCCTTCGGAGAGCTCCTCGTAACCGACCCGGGCTCGAAGCTCGTTATCTGTAAGGATCGCGACTTTCTGGAGCTCGACAGCCTCTCCGATCGACCGAGCCTTAAGAGCCGGGATATCGATCGGGTTATAAGCGAGACAGAGATCCTCGGACGCTTTATATCGCGGCATAAGGAGACGAGTAAGCTCGTCGAGAAGGTTATCCGCCATCGGGAGAACCGCGTTCTCGTAAAACAGGAGACCGGAGACCTTAAGGTTATCCATAGTCATAGACTCGGACGAGATCGCGGACAGAGGGATCCCGTAAGCCGAAAAGATATCGTCCCGGACGACCTTCCGGTTATTCGCGAACTCCATATCCTTATTAGTCGTCGAGATTATCTTCGGCTCGACGTTATCGACGAGAACCTGTCTCCCTGCGTTAATCGCTCCCTCGTAGCTCTGGACTTGATCTTTCCATCGCTGGAACTGTTCGTCGGTAAGAGGCTCGTCGAGCTTAGAGACCCACGCGACAGAGGGTCTCGCGCCTCGCGAGAGGACGGATTTATTATTCGTATCGGCGAGGATAAATTGCTGTATCTGGAGCCATAACGGAGCCGCCTTCGGGAGACCCCGGAGACAGTTAACGGACGCCATCGGATTAAAATCTTTAACCTGAGCGAACTCCCGGGTCGCTTCCCGGTTCCAGTATCGATAACTTCCTCCGAGCTCGTTCGCCCTGTCGAGATAGTATTGTTCGGCGAAGTACGTCGACTGCCACCAGTAAGAACCCGCCGCTCCGAGATTAAAAGGATCGGTCGAGGCTTCGATCGTTACCTGTTGAGGCTTCGCGACGTAGATCTCCAGAGGCTCGGATCCCTTGTCGCCCGTAACCATAAAGAACGCTTCGCCCGTTATATCGTAAAAGCTCGAGTAAGCCTTAAGGAACGACGTCCGCGAGTCTTGCGGGTTCGGCTTGTTCAATAGATCGAGGATCGGATGATTCTCGAGAAAGGTCTTCGTCTTTTTGTCGTAGACTCGGATCGGGAGAGAGGAGAACGCCTCCGCCCGCATCGATACAGACTGGAAAAAAGGCGTACATTGTCGATAAAGACGACAGGCTTCGAGAGCCCGGAGATCCCCTTGTCCCGCGGAGCCTAGATAATCCGCGAAAGAGAACGGAGCGTCCGAGTAACCGATCCCGCACTCCGCGAGATATCCCTTTTCCTCGACAGCGACAGGAGCGGAGGATCTGTTAAAAGCGTTCTTTATCCTGTCTTTTATGCTCATTAAGCGACCCTTATCGATATCTCTTTCGTCTGTTTAATCGAAGCCTCGAGAGCGTATCGTATCGCGTCGAAGGCGTGATTATTCGCGTCGAGTAAGTCCGGGAGAACCTCTCCGAGACGATCTGTCTTATACTTCCAGAGCCTCGCCTCGTTAATTGTACCTTTACAAGACGGGTTAATTACAATCTCGTCGAACGAGCGGAGGAGCGAGATCCCGTCCTTAACGCTTCCGTCCCATTTTTTACAAGAGACGATATTAAAGCCTTTTTTCTTTATATGCGAGATTATCTCCGGACGAGCGTTATCCGCTCGGATCTTGTAATCCCTAGCTCCCGGGATCTTATCCAGAAAGTCCGGATAATCTTCGATCTCGACTCCGACTCGATACGCTTCTCGCTCGATATACAGGACGTTACCGACGATCCAGACCTTAACGAACGCGGACGGATCGACAGAGAACCCGAAGTCGAGACCGTAGTAAACCCCGTCGGCGTTCGACGTATCGATCTCTCCGATCCTCCACTTACCCGCGAGAACCTGAGCCTCCGAACGAGTCCAGAGCTCGCCGCCGTAGACGTGACAATAACCCTCCGGATCTGTCCTCCTCATTGCTTCCGCCTCCTCGATAAACTCCTCGGAGATATCCGGGTTCTCGAGATAGGTTACTTTTCGGACGTAATGGTTACGACCGTCGATCTCGTCTTTCTGAGGATCGAGGACAAGTCGTTTATATATCGGGTCGCTTTCCTGTCCAGTGTTGAACGTCGTTATAATTTGCGACCCTTTCTTTCGGATCGTCGGGAAAAGAGTCTTTATAGAGTGAGAGGATATAGTCTCTCCCTCCTCGATCCAGACGAGGTCGATCCCTTCCGCGGACTTTATCGATCGGACGTTCTTTCCGAGCCCTTTAAACTGGAACTCCGTCCCGTTTAACCCGATAACCGCGTTCCTCTGGAACTCGTAAAAAGGAGCGATCCCGATCTCGGTCGCTATATCTTCCAGCGTCGCGAGAACGGAGTCTCCGATCGAGTTCTGGAACTCCCTCGCGCATAAGATACGGAGAGGCTCCGCCGCTCCTCGGAGGAGGAGAGCTCGAGCGACTTCCCACGACTTCCGACCGCCGCGTCCTCCGTAAAAAGTGAGGAACCGGGTTTTATAGTTCTTATGCTTCCGGTCGATTAAAGGACGGAAAGGCTCGGTCGTCTGGACTCGAACCCGGTTATCCTTTTCTCTTTTTACTGGCACTATCGACGACCTCGATTATAAAGCCACTCGGGAAAAGATCCTTTCCCTCTCCTCCGGTAATCTGGATCGGGAGAACCTTTCCGAGAAGGGTCGCGAACGACGACGGCTCGACCTTTCCTAACCAGACGAGATAAGCCGCTCCTCCGAGCTCCTCGAAGGCGTCGAGGATCGCTTCCTTAACGTCTCGAGAGATCTTGTTCGGCGTCCCTTTCTGTCGCCCTCCAGCCTTAACCCTTTTCACTGGAGCCGCCTTCTCCGTCGTCCCGGAAGCCTTCCCGGGTTTTTTACTGTTCATAACTAGAAGTCCTCTATTTTAGTTCGCCTTAACCTTACCCGCTTCCTATGGATCTGTAAAACCGCGGGAAGCTCTTATCTCGTTAAACCTGTCTTCCCACTCCGGGACGCCGTTATCGACGAGCTCTTTCCGAAACATTGCGAGAGGCTTCGCAAGGGATAACAGGATATCGAGAGTCGCCTTATCCATTATCGACCCTCCGGAACCGTCGCGACTGTCCACGCGAAGACGTAAGCCGGGGAGAAGTTATCCTCGAGGTAGTAACAGAGCTCGCCGCCTTTATTTTTTTTCTTTATCAATACCGCCGGGATCCAGTTTTTACGCTTTGCGTCCGGGTCGAAGGCTGTCCACGCGAAGACCGGGATCTCCTCCGGGATATCGTCGAGATCTTTACTCCAGACCGGGACGGACTTTAACGCTTTACAATGGTCGCAATTATGCGGATCGTATTCCGACCCCTTCCACTCTTGCCGATGATCTTTACATAAATTAAGGGAAGCCATTATCCGACCCTCCGCTTAATAAGATCGTCGATCGCTCGATCTGTCTCGACTGGATTCGGACAAGAGTTCCCGCAAGGAAGGAAGATCCCTCCCTCGTCGGCTCCGATTACTTCCCGAAGATATCGATAACGGACGGCGTCGATAATGACATTCTCCGACATAACCTCCGAGATAACCGCTTTCCTCTCGAGCTCCTCGATCCTTTCCCTATTCCTAAAAAAAACCGCCTTTAATAAGGTCGACGGGAGAAAAGAGATATCCCCGATAACTCGACCCGGACTCCAGTCGGAAAGAGGGAAGCCACGGTCGGAGCAAATCTTAACCCGGACATTCTCGTCGTCGACTAGGTCTTTAACCATAAAGGCGACCTGTTGTTTCTCGCTATCGAAGGCGACTCTCCGGAGAGCTATCGGATCGTCGTAAAAGCAATATCTCGACATTACTTCGCCCTCCCTATCTTTTTACCCGTCCCCGGAACTGGCATATCCCACCATTCGGAGACAGCCGGAGGAACGCTCCCTCCCCTTCCGTCGACGTCCCACTCTCCGACCCCGTAAAGATATCGTCCGATCCTTATATTATCGGATCCGTCGAAACGGACGAGGACGTCGACGCTTTTACCGATATATTTTTCCCACACCTTAAGATCTCCCCGGAGAGACGGGAGCAATACATAACCGACCTCTCCCTCTTTTTTCCACTCGTCCGCCTTATCTCTCGCCGCCTTATCAGATCCGAACTCGATCGACCTTTTCCATCGATCGGACTCCCGAATATATCCGTAAAAGATACACGTCTTCGGGTCTCTCCAGACCTTGCGACCTGTCGTCGACTTTAAATACTTCCTCGAGATAAAGGAGACCCGGAGATCTCCGAGATCTGATCTTTTTCCGAGGTAATCGATACAAGCCGCTCGAGCTTCCTCGATACCCGGGAAGCTCTCCATCCGACCGAACCCGAACTCCGCGATCTTGTTTTTCTTATAAACGAAAAAGACGCCGAACTCGACGTCGCTCTTAACGTGTAAATCCTCGAAGGCTCTGTCGTTCTTACTGTTAACGATTCGCATAATCTCGCCCTCACTTAATAAACGAAAGGTCGACAGCGAAAAGAGACCCGAACTTCTCGTCCCGGGCTCGATCGATCTCTTTACGGATAGCCGCTGGAGTCTTTTTCTTTTGCGTATATAGCCGATAAGTTATCGAGGTTCCCCATATCTTACAGTCTAGGTTAAACCCGATCGAAGGGACTTCGATATTCTGACGACAGATATCCTTTTTCGCGGAGATGCTTACGGTCGGAAAGTAATCAGCGTCGAGAACGATAATCTCTCTCCGCTCCGCGAGGATCTGGAGCTCCTTAATCTCGAACCTGTTTTCGGTATAACAGATCCCCGGCTTAAAGACCGCGACGACGTCGATAACGGTTACTTTCTGGTTTTTTTTCATTGCTTCGCTTCCTTTTAGGTGAGAGCCGGGAGGGTTCCCGGCTCGGTTAACTTATACAGAGACCGGGAAGATCCCGATAACAGTATCGTTCGAGACGTAAGCCGAACGACCGTTCGCCGCCTTAATAGCCGCCTCCTCCGAACCGTGATAAGAGACGACGAAGCCTTTATCCTTTATCCAGTGACCGTTAACCCCTCCGCGATAAACGTCCGAACCCGGAACAAGGCTATCTCGATAAACTTTATCCGATCTTTCGCTCGATCTAACTACCGCGAACTTATACGGAGAAGCCGTCTTCCGAGTAAAGGTTCCGACAAGAGTCTCGACTTTTAAAGTAGTTTTTTTCATTTTTTCGCTTCCTTTTGTTGGTTAAAAAACACACTCGCAAGGCTTAAGATCCTCCGAGTCTGGTTCTAGTAAAACTCCGCTCCTTTTTACTTGCGACCAAAAAGAGACGCCTCCTATATGTTCGTTTCCCTCGACTCCCGCCTCTTGTAACTTCCGGAAGGTAGGCTCGAGGGACTCCATAGACTGACCGTTTAAGATTGTATATCCGATCTCGTCCTCCGCTCGCTTCGCTTTCTCGAAAAGATCCGGTCGGTCGCAATATGTTATAAACCAATGCAAGCGACCCGCCTTTAAACATCCTTTACAATTCGCGTGTTTATATTTTCCATACGCGAGAGGAGGATCGATTCCGATCTCTCCAGTATTAAAGATCGTCCGATCTTTCCATAACGCGAGAGGATAGTCTGTCCGATATCCCATCGACCCAAGGATCCCCGATCTCCTCTGTATCCGCCGGATCTCTTTCGGATCGAATCCGTAATAAATAACAGTATTCGCCGGATCTGTATTCTCCGAGAGCCACTTGTAAAAGGGTTCCGTCTTGAGACGAGACGTACATAACTCCGAACCGCTCCCAACCTTAAAGGCTCCAGCCTTAATACAGACGTCGAATTGATCCGGCAGAGCGTCTCCCTCGAGATCCTGTATATTCGCGAATACGATCTCCTTTCCGAGATAGTCGGCGACCTCTCTTTTAAATCTTTTAATATCAAGATCCTCGACGTTTTCCGCGATATCGTGATTAAGGAGAACGACATTCTCCGAACCGTATCGACGACAGACCTCGATCGCGACGATCGCGGAACTATGCCCTCCCGAATAACAGACTATCCTCTTTTGTCTTTTATCGTATTCGATAAAGAGGTCGAGGTTCCCGCTATCCGACGCGATTATTCTCCCCATTAAAGACCCCACGACAGAGCGGAACGCTCGAGAGAGGCGACTCCGTCCGAGGTCTTACAGATCTCCGCGACGAGCCGGATCTCTTTATTAAACTCTCTCGCGGACAAGTTAGAAGTCCCGCCATAACGAAGGAGAAGTCCCGACTCTACGAAGCGAGGATCGACTTCGAGCTTTAATTTTTTCGATTGTTCGACAATATAATCGCGGAGTCTCATATTAAGCCGCCTTAAATGTGTCGTTATGCGGATAGTAATCAACAAACCCCGCGGAACGGAGGTCTAGCATAATCCGAGATCCTTCGTTTTTATAATGGGCTCCGCTGTCTCGCATATCGTCGAGTAGCGTTATATGCGCGTCGGTTAGACTGTCTGGTTCTGCATTATTAAAAACAGAGAAAGGAGTTCCGGAGATAATAGACATTTTTTCGCTTCCTTTTGTTTAACCCGGTAAGGCTTATCCCGACCGTTAGAGATATCTTATTCTCATTTTTCGGACTTGTAAAGCGTTCGGTAAAATTATTTTACAGGACTCCAGACTCCGGAGACGCACATATTAAACTCGGACGTCCGTCGCTTCGTAAGACCGGAAAGGACTCGACCTCCGGCTTTATCCCACTTCTTAAGCTCCTCGCACCATACCGACGCGGGCTCCCCGGCGTTTAACTTCCGAACCAGAGTCGAGGAACAAGCCGCCCCGACCCCGACGTTATACGACCACGACAAGAGAGCCGCCGCCTCGTTATTTTTTATCGGCTTCTCGATACACTTCGCGAGCTCGGTCGCGTGTACCGCCATCGATGCACCAGCAAGAGCGAGACACTCGTCCCGGGTAAAAGATTCCCGGAGGACGATCTCCTTATCTGTCTCGCCGATACAGGCTGTCGGGATCCCTACCGGGTCGGAGTAGGTCTTAAGCTCGACGCCTTCGTAATAGATAACCATCGGGGACGCGAGAAGGATCGCCGCGAGCCCGAGACCCGCCTTTTTATTAACCCGTCTCTCGTTATTTGCTGGCATGACTACGCGCCCCGAACCACCACGCGACGGACATTCCGGCGAGGGTCGCTGTCGACAGGATAATCTGGTTCCCGAGATCCGCTGTCTCGGTTAACTTCCCGAGCAATACGACGGAGAGATAACCGTTTAAAGACGTTAACCCGATCGTTAACCCGGGTCGCATAAGACCGCGGATAACGTCGACGAGGACAAGCCACGGCGAAGCCTTACTCGTATCGACGACGCTATAAGCCGCCGCGTCCGACTCTATGCTCGCGACAAGAGAATCTCCGGAGGTCTTGTCGAAGGCGATATCCCGTTCTAGCTCCTTAAGATAACCTTCGCTTCCGAGCTTTAACTGTAACAGGGAGAACTCGCGATCCTTTAAGGCTATCTCGTGAGCGTTATTCTCTTTCGCAAGAGCGAGCGAGGATCTCGCCTCTTGCCACTTGTTAGCGTTATTCTCTTTCGCAAGAGCGAGCGAGGATCTCGCCTCTTGCCACTTGTTAGCAAGCGAACCGATCGTCCCGATTATGCCGCCTCCGGCTCCCCCGAGGAGTAAGTCTATAAAGTTCACGTTATCCGCTCCTTTTATCGTTTATAAAAGTCGACCTTTTGCTCGAGAGCTTGCATTTTAAGCGTATGGATCTCCTCCCGTAAGACTTGCTCCTTTTCCAGATCCCGAGGGATCCTTTCGACTTCCGACTGTATCCGGGACAGATCCCGGACGTAAAAAGATCCGACGATCGTTAAGACTAGGATAATAACGCTCGCCCACGACGCGAGGACTCCCCACGGCGTCGCGGACTGAGAGGCGATCTTCTCCTGTAGTTTATCCATCGATTGCCGAAAGTCTCGACCGAGGTTCTCGAGAGCTCCAGCGACCGCGGTTAAGTCTTTATGTAACGCTTTATGCCCTGTCTCCAGAGAGGCGAGACGCTCCGGAGCGTCGTCCGGGATTCGAGAGTTATCGTTCACTTAAGGAGACCTCCTATCTCGTCGACCCGCTCCGGGGTTAGCAGTTCGGAGCGAACGATCCCGAAGGATCGACTCGCTTGTATACCGACGGAGACCTGTTCTCCCTTGAGTCCATTTATCCTAATCTCCGCGACCGGGTTCTCGTCCTTATCGAAGATAATGATCGACTGTCCGGGATATCTCGAAAGACATAACATAAAAAAAGATCCTTTTCCTGTCCGGTTAAAAAGGGATATCGTCGTCGAACATATCCGACCCGTCGCCCGGGATATCCAGAGTCCCGGGGTTATTTTCTGCCCTCGATTGTCGCTTATTTTCTCCGCCGGAGTCCAGTAGCTCGAGAGATAAAGCTCGGATCTCTGTCCTCCAGACGTCGACCCCGTCTTTTTTGTAAGTATTCGACCGGATGGATCCCTCGACGTAAATCTTCGATCCCTTGCGAATATACTCCGCCGCGATCTCCCCGAGTCTTCCGGTAAATACTACCCTATGCCACTCTGTCCGATCCTTACGCTCTCCGGTCGCTTTATCCGACCACGTCTCCGAGGTAGCGAGACGGACAGTCGTTACCGCGTCTCCAGAGGGAAAGTGACGAGCGTCCGGTTCGTCCCCGACGTTCCCGATTAAGATAACCTTATTAACTCCGCGAGCCATAAATTAACCTTCCTTTTTTAAGTGATTAAGAGGGACGAGAGGGATCCCGTCGAATGAAAAAGAGACTCCGGGAGCGACCCGGACTTTATTACGCTTTAACGCTGTCTTTTTTGCTTCCTCCAGATCGTCGGCTCCGAGAGTGATATATTCCGGGAGATACTTTCTCGAGGTCTTGTAATAATCGACATATCGCCGGAGCTTTTTCTCGAGGTCGAATCGACCCGGGAAGCGTAAGATATCGCGACTTAAATCGATAACCGTTAACGGTTCTTTTTTAGGTCTAGCCATTACCGAACCCTCCAAAAAAGTCGACCTGTCCTTTCTCCTCGATAACGAGCTTCCTCCAGACGTTTATATAAACCGTCTTTCGATATCGGTTTTTAACCGGGATCGAATCTGTCTTTATCGGATAACCCTCTTTTTTAAGATCCCTGATAACGCTCGGGATATGCACGATCCCGAGCTTCGTAAATCCGTCGAGACTTGTTATCGGGAGACCTCGATCGAGGCGTTCTTTAACCCGGTCTTTATGGGTCGGATCTTTCTCTTTTTTCTCTGTCATTACTTCGCTTCCTTTTGTGTTGTGGTTAATTTTTCCAGACGACCGAGACGCCATAATAACGAACGCAATTAAAACCGCCTTCCGTTATTACAGGCTCCGACTCCGGGATCTGTCTTCCTGTATGGTTAACGAGATCTAGACTCCTTAACGGATTAGAGGAGACCACGATAAGAGGTTCTCCGTCTTTCCCGAGCCGATAGTCGAGAATCTCCGCTTTATTGATTAAGAGACGCCTCGCGACAATATAGAGACGCTGAGTTCCTCCGAGGATATCAGGCTTCGACATTTTTTAACCTCCTCCGAGAATGGAACTCCTTAAGCGTCCGACCGAACCGAAGGATCCGGAGACCTTCCGAGCACTTGTCGTAAATAGCTCCGCACTCTGGAGAAAAAAGATCTCCCCCACAAAAACCGCAAGAGAAGCGACGGATAAAATCTACCTGAGCTCGAGACCTGTTTTTTAACTGGACAGCCATATCGCAAAAGACAAGCTCCTCGAGAGGACATTCGTAAGAGACGAGCCCGTCTCCCGTTACAGGAGAGAACCTCGCGAACGCTTTATCGTTCGACGTTATTACAGAGAGCTTCCCGGGGAGGTTATTAACGAAGACCCCGACGAGCTCGTTATCGTCGATAAAGATCATAGATTAAACCTCCGCTCCCGATCGACCCACTTAACCAGAGCCGACCGTAACGCCGTCGGCTTATAGGATCTCCCGACGTAGTGAGCCGCGAATCCGATCGAACAATCGCGAGCGAACTTCTCGTCGACAGTCGCTATCTCCGCGACCTCTGTAATCAATTCAGCCGAAGGACTCCAGAGAGGGTCGAGGATAATTAACGAGGGAGAGAGAGGAGAGGGAGCGGAGCTCTCTCTCTTTCCCTTTACTGGTTTATGGTTCTTGGTTATTGGTTCTTGGTTATTGGTTAGCATACCGTCCGGATCCTTTCCGCTTTGCGTTCGCTTTGCGTTCGCTTTGCGTTCGCTTTGCGGTTCCTTTCCCTTCGGATCTTTCCATCGATGCGAAGCCGATTCGGAAGCCTTGCGAGACTTATCTCGATACTTTGCGATCTCCTCGTCGACGCGAGTCTGTCTCCAGACCCCGTCGGATAACTTAAAGAACTCCTCGAGAATCGCCTTAACCGCGTCCTCCTCGCCTTTTGCGCGTATCGCCCGGGCGAGAACCTTAACGTCGTCCGGGAGAGGCTTCTCGGTCGTGTAATACAGATCGAGAAGGCGACGATAAATCGCCTCCTCGACTAGATCTAGGTGGTGAGTCGCGGAGACGAAGTCCCCTATATGGTAGGAAAAGAAAAACATTATCGACCCCTTATCGACTGGAGATCGATTCGTCCTGATAAATACGGAGACCCGGGATATCCCGGACGCCTTCCCGGATCTTCCGGTTAATCTCCGTCGATACGACAGAGACGAGATATTTATCGTATGCCGCGAGAGCCGCGATATCCGTTACCTCGAACGTCCATCGCTTAACGATAGAAGTCGTCGAACCATAGGCTCCGCGGACAGGAGCGTTATTAACGACAGGCTCCGGGATAACGATCTTCGATTCGTCGATCTTTACCTCGACCTCTACAGGATCCGCGAATATATCGATTTGTCCGGCGTTTATAGCCGCTTGCGTGTCTTCCTCCGCCTTACGCCTCGCTTCCTCCTCCGCCGCCGCTATAGCGTCGAGACGAGCCTTCTCGCGAGCCTCCTCCTCCGCCTTGCGTCTCCGCTCTTGCTCGAAGGACAGGATCTTCGCTTTAACGCTGGACTCCGCCGTCGAAAGAGGATCGGTTATCGACTTAAAACGAGAGTTAAGGATCTTAACGGAAGCGTTAATCGGATCGGTTATCGCTTTCCGTTCCTCCTCCGCTTTTTTGTAAGTCGATTTTATAAACTTTAGAAGATCCGAAGCCTTTTCCAGATCCTCGACAGTAAGGATCTCGCACCGCTCCGCCATTGCGACAAGCTCTCCGGCTCGACCGGAGATCGCGGGATCGTGTTTTTCGATTGTCTTGATATCTTGCGTCGTCATTATTGCGCTTCCTTTTAGCTGATTAAAATAACGGAGGGAGGGTATCGTCGAATATATCGGTCGCCTCCCTTTTTGCGAAGTAATGGATCGGATCGGTTAATCCTTTCCACGACTCGACGAACTGTAACAGACGAAAAAGGAGCTCGTCTATATATTTATCGTTCCTAACGATAAGAATCTTAACGAGTCTTTTATCCGGGGTCTGTCGAGGATCATAAGACAGGAACCACGCGACCCGGCGTCCGGTTATTAAGAGGTTCCCTTGCACCTGCGCGACATACTTCGCCGGGATTTTTTGCTCTCGATAGGTCTTTAAATGGATCTCCGGATTAAACGGACATTTAACTTCGATTATCGAGTCCTTCCCGACGAGACCGTCGGGAGATCCTCCTATATCGTCCGGATACTTGTCGAGAATATGGAACCCGGTTCTCTGTACGTCGAGATTCTCCTCGAGCTCGAAAAGAGATATCGCCTCGTCCTCGTATCTGGATCCCCACCGGGTCGCCTCGTTACCAGAGAACGCCCGGGTCTCCCCGTTAAGCTCCGAGATAATCCGGTTCCACGCCGCCGGGGTTCCCGAGAGGATCTCGTTAAACCGGGACGCGGTTATCCGGGTCTTCCTTGCCGCGAACCACTCCGGCGACCCTTGCTCGCTAACGAGGAGCATTACTTCGGCTCCTGAGACTTCGCGAGACGTTCCTTCGCCGCCGCGATCTGTCCTTTCGCGTGTTCGTAACAGGACGCCGGAAGCTCTGACAGACTCGAGAAGGGTCTCGAATAATGCTTCCCGTAATATGATAGGAGACGGGTAACGTCGAGACCAACTGTCTTAACCTCGTCCGAGATCTCGGTTACTTGATCCAGCGAGAGGAGAGGCTCGCCGTCGGGCTCCTCTGGAGTCGGCTTATCTTCCGTCGGCTTAGGAGCTCGACCCGGCTTCCCGGACGTCTCCGGCTTCTCTGTCGGCTTAAGATCGACCTCCCCTGTCTCGTCCGCGTCGTCGCGACCGATAATCGGGATACAAAAGACCATAAGCGACATATATTTATAAGCCGCGGAGAGAGCCTTATTCGTCGCCTTATCGCCGGAGTCCTGAGCTTCGCCATAAGTCCGGACAGTATGGCGAGAGCCATCGACCCCGGAGACGAGATCGAACTCAACCTCGACCGTTACGAAAAAGAGAACGGATCCCGCCCTCGTCGTCCGCTCGACGCACTCCCGGGAGATTACTCGAGGCGTTATAACGAGCTTCTCTTTCGCGAGGAGCGGAGAGAGAGCGTTAAATACGTCGTCGATACCGCGGAAGTTATACATAACTCCGCCGCTCTGGTTTTTTGCTTGCTTGTCTTTCGAGATACCGATCTTCGATATCGCCGCGGATACTCTGGAGATCGCCGAATAAACTTCGGGGACTTTTTCTTTCGTTTCGTCTATCATTTTTTCGCTTCCTGTAGAGAGGGATTGTCCGAAAGACCCGATAAAAGACCCGGATCCGGGAGAATCTTACTCTATCCGGATCCTAAAAAAAAGACCTTGTCGTCCTGTTTTTAATAATGGTAAACTTCGGGCTCGATACAGGAGTCGAGATAATGATTAAACCCCTTAAAGAAATAGTCGAAAAGATCGCTCGACGAAAGAAAGGCGATCCAGCGTCGAACCACGCCGCCGCGGTCGTCGAAGTCGCGGAGAGCTTTAACGTCTCTAGATCATCGGTTTATCGTATGCTGTCCGAGGAGGAGTCGTTCGTCTACTGGACAAAAGACTCGCCATATCCCCGCCTTTTACGGACGTCCGCTCGATGCGTTGTTTCGTAACGAAGGCGACCGGAGGCTATCTCGTCCCGGCGTCCGGGGACGACCTCGAGGAACTGGAGAAGCTCCGTAACGGATCGGTCTATCGGGTCGATATCGTTAAAGAGCGGAACTCTCTTTTTCACCGGAAGACGCTCTCGTTAATCCGGCTCGGGTTTAATAGCTGGATCCCGGAGGAACCTTCCGACGGATCTCCGGCTCCGCTTAAGAACTTCGACGTCTTTCGGAACGATATAACCGTCCTCGCAGGTTTTTACGACCGGGTCTTTAAGGTCGACGGATCGTTCGAGCTTGTCGCGAAGTCGATATCCTTCGCAAGTATGGACGAGATCGAGTTCGAGGCGTTCTTTAATGCGATCGCCGACGTCCTCCTCTCGAATATCTTAAAAAATTACACTCGAGAAGATCTCGACGAAGTCGTCGATAAAATCCTCGGTTACACTGGATAAAAAGGAGTTCCGAATATGGTTAACCCTGTCCTCGCGGTTTTTTACCGCATAAAAGACGAAGCGAAGATCCGCCGATTAAAGCGAGCGATCCGTCTTCTCGAAGCCGAAGGTCTTTCCGTCGTCCGGTTAAAAACGATCGGAGGTAAACAGTATATCCAGTCGAAGACCGGATCCTTTATTCGAGTCGGGAAGCGATAGCCGGGAGGCTTAGTTATGCGAAAGAAAGACGATAACAAGTTCGAGCCGTTTATCGAGGTCTGTTCGATCCTTCTCGCTCTCGGGATTATCGCCGTCCTCGCGTCGATATTTTATATCTCCTCGCGTAATTGCGGAGAGGTTAAGCCGCTCCTCGAGTCGAAAGACTGTCGACGCGGGTTCCGGTAATGTATACGACGAGCTTTAAAAAATATGGGAACAAAAAGACGACAGTCGGAGACAAGACGTTCGACAGTAAGTTTGAAGCCGGGGTCGCTGTCGATCTGGAGTATCGAGTTAAAGCCGGAGAGATCCTCGGGTTCGACTGTCAGTATCGAGTCGATATTCCGATATATAACGAGAGCGGTCGGATAGTTCATTCGGTAAGCCATAAAGTAGACTTCCGGACGCATAATCTCGACGGTTCGTTCTCGCTTATCGAGGCGAAAGGATTCGAGACCGCGGACTATAAGTTCCGACGGAAGCTCCTCGAAAAGATCTGGTTAATCGAGCATAAAGACCACGATTATCACGTTATATACCAGAGCAAGCGAAGATAAAGGAGAGACGTCCCTGTCGTCGTCTTCCTTGCTGTCTTTCCTTGTTATTCCGCTTCTCGAAAATACTGGAACCCTCTCGTATTGCATAGGATCCGATCCGTTCCGACATTGTCGCACCGATAACAGATCTGTCTATTCGAGTCTGCCCTTACTACCATCCATGAAAACCCCGTCTCTCCCGCGGGTTCTGTCCAGAAAGTACAATTATTCGGAGTCGGAGTCGGAGGAGCTTTATCGACTTCCGTAATAGTTACATACTTCGGGTTTGCCGCTCCGCCGTCTTTTATTAAAAAGTTCGCGACGACATATCCGCCGGGAGGAGCCGTAACTGTAAAGTTAACTTGAGTCGTAACGACCGGGTTAACGTCGAGATCGTTTATAACGCTTTTCCACTCGACGAGATTCGGGTTCGCTTGCGACTGTGTAAAAGGCTGGATCGATCCCGCCGCGTTATAAAATATCCATCCTATTTGCCGATACTTTGTATAACCGGAAGCCGCCGCCGCCGCGAGCAAAGTCGCCGCGTTCGTCGCGGTATCGAATCCCGCGTCGATCTGTCCTGTCGCTTTCCAGATTAAAAAGATCCGATACCACGTCCCGACCACTGGAACCCCTCCAGAGAGTCCAGACGGGAAGCCTCCGACAGTCGCTCCCGGCGTTCCGCCTTGAGTCCAGACCGCGTCGATACGCTTACCGAGAGCCGCTCCGAGTGAAAAGTCCGCGTCTTGCGTCGCCGCCTTACAGACTCCCGGAGCGATATCGATATCCTTTACCAGATCGAGAGCGTTATTCGACAGCATAAGACCGGAGATATACGAACGAGGGAGAGCGTTCGTAATGGTCGAAGCCTTTTGTAAAACCGCCTTCCCGAACGCCGCGGAGTATCGAACGACGTAATAAACCCCGGCGACAATATCCCCGAGGACGAGAGCCGCGTTCGTTTGATCGACGAGAGGGATAACCCCGAGTCCCGGAGCCTGTATCGTTACGGCTCCAGCGTTAGAGAATCCCGCTATAAAGCGAAGCGTAAGACCGTCCCGGTAAGCGGGAGGCGATTGTATGGTTCCAGAGACGAGGAGAGTAATTACTCCCGCGGATCCATTGTCGATATAGTAATCCCCGGCTCCAGCATAAGCCGCGATCGCTTTCCCTAATTGATTAAGATCCGCGGACGTTAACGACTGTCCGGTCTGTACAATAGGATTCTGTAATTCGCTCGGGACTTCGTTCCACTCGGACGCCGTAAGCGTCGAGCCTGTAACCTTGTCGTTAAGATCTTGCATAAAAAACCCTCTTTATTAAGCGAACCCGCCGGAGAAGCCGGAGTTAAAAGCTCGATCCGTTACCGGGTCGACGCTGTCGACTTGTATAAACTTGAGATCGACGTTCGCCGGGACAAGTTTACGGAAAAGACATTCTATAACAGGGATCGCCGCTCCGCCGAATACGAAAGGGAAGGTTAACGTAAAAGTCGACGCGACCGGGGTCTCGTAAAAGACGACCATCGTAAACCGAGCGTCCTTCGCGGTATCGAAAAAGATTATCGGGAAGATCATTGTAAAGGCGTAATGCTGGATCCCGGAGTTAATAGCGATCCGGACTCCGTACATAGCCGCGAGATCGATAAAATCTTGTTCGGTCTGGACTCCGAGAGCCGCGAGTTTTATTAAGACTTGTTGTCTCCTGATCTCGAGAGTCGTATTCGTATCGAAGCACTCGTCCGGGATCCCGAGAGTCCGCTCCCACGGCTCGAGGAAGGCTGTCGTCGTCGAGATATCTAGTTCGTCCGCGAACGTGATTAACAAGCTCTCCGCGTCTTGTTCGGTATGCGCGAGACCGCGGAGGATCATTCGATAAACAGAGTCCCGGACATTTTTCGCGACAAAAAGACGACC